GGCCGGCGCGGACGCAGCGGTCGCCGGCACCGCCGCCCGTACCCGCATCCATGCCGCCACCGGCGCACTGGCCGGGCAGGGCGCTGCCGTCGCCGGCGCCTCGGCCCGTACCCGCGACCATCAAACCACCGGCGATCTGTTCGGCGCCGGCGCGGTCATCGTCGGCAGCTCAGACCGCAGCCGCGTCGCCAAGACCCACGACACCATCGGCGCACTGTTCGGCGCCGGGGCAGAACTGTTTGGCCAGGCGGCCGGGCCATACGTCGAAATGACGGTGGGCATCGGCCCGCGTAAAAAACCCTACAAATTCCCGCAATGGGAACCGGCCCCGGATCGCCTGCCGGCCGCCGCCGGACGCCGCCGCCGCGACGAGGCCGAACTGATGGTGATCGGCGCCCTGTAACTGTAATTTTCCCACTGAAAATTACAGCGCCGCCTCGCCACACTGCGAGGCATGGAAAAGCAAATCACCCTGCCGGCCCGCCTTGACCGCGCTTTCAGCATCGAGCGCCGCGAGGCCATCAACGCCGAGGCGCGCACCGCCGTTCTCGCCTTTTCATCCGAAGCGCCCTACGAACGCTTCTGGGGTGTCGAAATCCTCGACCACTCCGACGGCGCCATCGACCTCACCCGCCTGCTGGCCACCCGCCCGCTGTTGCGCGACCACGACCCGGCCAAGCTGATCGGCACCATCGAGGACATCAGCATCGGCGCCGACCGCGTCGGCCGCGCCACGGTGCGCTTCGCCAAGACCGGGCAGGGCGACGAAGCCTGGCAACTGGTCGAAGACGGCATCCTGCGCTGCGTTTCGGTCGGCTATCAAATCGACGCCTTGAAGCTCGAAAGTCGCGCCAGCGACGGCACCGAAACCTACCGCGTGACGCGCTGGACCCCGCACGAAATTTCGATGGTCAGCATCCCGGCCGACTTGAACACGGCCATCGGCCGGGCCGACGAAGCGCGCGGCGCCACCATCAACATCACGGTCAACGTCATGGACGACGCCGACCTTGAAGAAGAAGCACCCGAAACCGAAAGCGCGCCTGGCGGCGAGCCGATGGTCGAAGTCCTTGCCTGCAACCCACCCCAGGAGAAATCCCAAATGTCCGAAACCAACAACGCCGCCGCCATCCTGGCCGTGGCCGAGCAGTACAAATCCCACGGCGCAATGGACATGGCTTCGGCCGCTGTCCGCGACGGCATGTCGGTCGAGCAGTTCCAGGCCGCCATCCTTGAAAAGATGGCCACCAAGCCGTCCGCCCCGGCCTCCGAAATCGGCCTGTCGAAGAAGGAAGAAAAATCCTACTCCGTGCTGCGCCTGATGCGCGCCCTGGCCGACCCGACCGACAAGCAGGCACAGCAGCTCGCCGCCTTCGAGCTGGATTGTCACCGTGCCGTCGCCGACAAGATCGGCGAATCGAAGCGCGGCGGCGTCTACCTGCCGTTTGAAGTCCAGAAGCGCGACGTTTCCGTCGGCGCCTCGGGCGGCAACTACCTGGTCGGCACCACGAATGCCGCCGGTTCGTTCATCGAAATGCTCCGCAACCGCAGCCGCGTCGTGCAGCTCGGCGCCCGCATGATGTCCGGCCTCCAGGGCAACGTGACCATCCCGCGTCAGACCGCCGCCGCCACCGCCTACTGGCTGGCCAACGAGACGACCGCAATCACCGAAAGCCAGCAGACCATCGGCCAGCTCTCGCTGTCGCCGAAGAACGTCGGCGCCTACACCGAAGTGTCTCGCCAGTTGATGGTTCAGTCCTCGCCGGATGCCGAGCAACTGGTCATGAATGACCTGTCGCAAGTCATTGCCCTGGCGATTGACTCGGCCGCGCTCAGCGGTTCGGGCGGGTCCGGCCAGCCGCAGGGCATCATCGGCACCGCCGGCGTCGGCTCCGTCACCGGCACCAGCATCGACTACGCCAAGACGATTGAGTTCCAGACCGACGTGGCCGGCGGCAATGCGCTGACCGAAACCTGCGCCTACCTGGCCACCCCGGTCGTCGCCTCGCTGCTCTGCCAGCGCGCCCGCTTCAGCAGCACCGACACGCCATTGTGGCAGGGCAACATCCTCGACGGCACCGTTTGCGGCTTCCGCGCCACCTCGTCGCTGCAGGTGCCGACGGGCAATCTCCTCTTCGGCGATTTCTCGCAAGTCATCATTGCCGATTGGGGCGTCATCGAGCTGGCGACCAACCCCTACGCGAACTTCGCCGCCGGCATCACCGGCGTCCGCGCCTGGGCGACGGTCGACATCGGTGTGCGTCAGGGCGGCGCCTTCTCCCTGGCCACCTCGGTGACCTGATCGTGGCCCTGGTCACAGTCACCCGCGCCTTCTGCATTGCCGGCCTCCGTCAGGAGGTGGGCAGTGTCGTGGAGGTCAGCGACTCCCTGGCCATCGAACTGGCAGCGCTCGGCAAGGCATCCCGCGATGTCGTGCCGGCGCCGGCCAGCGAAGCCCCGCCCAAGCGCAAAGCCAAAAAGGACACACCCAATGAGCCAGTTTAATTTCGCACCCGGCGCCACCGCCATGACCCTGTCGGCCTCGGCCAGCCAGGCCAGCACCGTCACCGGCGCCGCCGTCAATCTATCCGGTTACGACACGCCCATCATCATCGTCCAGAGCCACGGCACGGGCACCGGCACCCTCGACGGAAAGATTCAGGATTCCGCCGACGGTTCCACCAGCTGGGCCGATGTCACCGGCGCCACCTTCACACAATCGACGACCACTGCCGACGTGAAGATTCTGTCGCTTGATCCGAAAGGGACCAGGGGCTACATCCGTTACGTCGGCACCATCGTAACCGGCCCGCAGAACGTCGCAGTCGTCGCTGCCGGCATCAAAAAGCTGATCTGATGACCTTTGTCGAGGATATGGCGCCGTATTTCGCCGACTTCGGGGCCACCGCCACGAAGTCCGGCGTCGCCGTGGCCGGCATCTTCGATTCCGCCTACACCGCCGCCTTCGACATGATCGCCGGCAGCGGCCCGGTCTTCCGCACTGCCAGCAGTGCCGGCGTCGTCCGGGGCGACACCCTGGTCATCAACGGCACCAGCTACACCGTCACCGTCACCGAACCCGACGGTACCGGCATGACGCTGTGTCGTTTGGAGGCCGTCTAAATGGCCCACGCCCGCCAGACCATCCGCGAAGCGGCGGCGACCAAGGTTACCGGCCTGACCACGACCGCCACCCGCGTTTTCCAGTCGCGCATGGTGCCGCAGGAAACGCTACCGGCGCTGTTGGTCACGACCAACGACGAAGAGATCGTCCCCGGCACCATCGGCAACATCATCGAACGCCGCCTCGATCTCCACGTCACCGGCTACGCAAAGCAGACCAGCACGGTCGACGACACGCTCGACACCATCGCCGCCGAGGTCGAAACGGCGATGTCGACTTTCACTTACCGCAATGAGCTCAAAGGCATCGCGGTCGATTTCGATGAACACCTCGAAAAACCCGTCGGCATGATCCGGCTTTCCTTTCTAGTCACTTACCTCACCGCCACCGGCACGCCCGGCACCCCACTCTAGGAGTATTGAAATGGCAATTATCACCAAATGGAGCAACGTGGCGGTGTCCGTACAGTCCGCCATCGCTGCCACGAAGACGATCACCGCGATCACAAAAAATAATCCCGGCGTCGTTTCTTCCACAGCTCATGGCTACAGCAACGGCGACTACGTGCTGCTGACGATCTCCGGCATGTACCAGCTCAACTACCGCGTCATGCGCGTCTCGGCGGTTGCCACGGACAGTTTCTCGATCGAAGGCGAAGACACCACGAACTATTCCACCTTCGTGTCCGGCACCGCGCAGAAAATCACCTTCGGCACCACGCTGGCGACGCTGACCAACATCAACGCCTCGGGCGGCGACTTCGACTTTATCGACACGACGACCATCCACGACTCGATCAAGACGCAGATTCCCGGCCTGGCCAATCCGTCGACCTACTCGTTCGAGTCCTTCTGGGACCCGTCCGACACCGGCCTGATCGCCCTCAAGTCGGCCTCAGACTCGCAGGCCCAGCGCGCCATCCTGTTCAGCTTCGCCAACAGCCAGAAATTCGTTTTCAACGGCTATGTCGGCTGTTCGCTGGCGCCCACCGGCTCGGCGCAAGACCTGATCAAGACGACAGTAGTGTTCACCGCGCTCGGCGGCCCGAAGGCGTATAGCTCGTAATGGCGCTCAACCGCAGCAGCCTTACGCTTCCAGCGCTGCCGTCCGAGACGGTGGCCGTGGAAGCGCTCGGCGGCGACGTCATCGTGCGCGGGCTGCGCCTGTCCGACCGCCTCGGCATCTTTGCCGACCTGCGCGAAGACGGCAAGAGCTACGCCCACCTGGCCAAGATGCTCGCCGCCTCGGTGGTCGGCGAAGACGGCAAGCAGTTGCTCAACGAGGAAGAGTGGGAAGCCTTCGGCGGCGCGCACTTCACCGAAGCGCTGGCCCTGTTCGGCGTGGCCAGGCGGCTTTCCGGCCTCGACGCGGAGGTGATCGAAAAAAACTGAGGGCGGCGCCCGCGCGCCGCTTTCTTTTTGTACTCGCCGCCCGGCTCGGCAAGACGGTCGGCGAACTTGAACGCAGCATGACCGCCGCCGAATTCGGCGAGTGGTTCGCAATATGGCAATGGCAGCCGTGGGACAACATCCCGCAGCCGCCGCAGGAAGTACCTGAAATGGACGCGATGGCCTGGGCCGCAACGGTGAAAAAATGAGCGAAAAAACACAGATCATAATCACCGCCACGGACCAGACCAAGGCCGCCTTCCAGTCGGTGCAGTCTTCGCTGGCGGGGCTGGAAAAAACCGCCATCGGCCTCGGGCCGATCTTCGCCGGGCTGGGTGCCGCCATCACGGCGGGCGCCTTCACCCAGACCATCGCCAACACCATCAAGTTCGCCGCCGCGCTCGACGACATGGCCGAGGCCACCGGCGCCAGCGTCGAAAACCTGTCCGCGCTGGCCGGCGTCGCCAAGATCGGCGGACACGACCTCGGCCTGGTCGAATCCTCGCTGCAAAAACTCGCCAAGGCGCTGCACGGCACGGGCGAAGAGTCCAAGGGCGCCGCCTCTGCGCTTGAGGCGCTGGGCTTGTCCGCCGAGGAACTGCGCGGCAAGGATACCGCCGAGGCGATGCTGGATGTTGCCAAGGCACTCGACCAGTTCAAGGACGGCAGCGGTAAGACGGCCGTGGCCATTGCGCTGCTCGGCAAGAACGGCGCCGCGCTCCTGCCCTTCCTGAAAGACCTGGCCGAGCAGTCCGAGCTGGTCGGCAAGGTGACTGCCGAGCAGGCCGCCTCGGCAGAAGCCTACGAAAAGAACCTCAATCGCCTCACGGCCTCGTTCAGCAGCGCCGGCAAGGCCGCCGCCTACGAACTGCTGCCCTTCCTCGAAAAGATCACCGGCGAGATGGTCGCCGCCCGCGATGCGTCCGGCAGCTTCGCCTCGGCCATCGGCGACGGCGTGCGCACGGCGCTGGAAACTGTGGCCGTGCTGGGCGTCAATGTCGCCTACGTGTTCAAGCAGGTCGGCAACGAAGTCGGCGGCATCGCCGCCCAGATTTCGCGCCTCGCCGTCCTTGACTTCAAGGGCGCCGGATTCATCGGCGACGCCATGAAGGAAGACGCCAAGCGCGCCCGCGCCGAGGTCGACAAGCTATCCGCCGACCTGCTCGACCGCAGCAAGAAAACCGGCGAGGCGCTGGCAGCAAAGCCTGCGCTCAGCTTCAAGGCGCCGGAAGAGAAGCCGCAGAAAATACGTTCAGGCGGCCGGGCGCAGATCGACGAAGCCACCCGCCTGATCCAGTCGCTTGACGAGCAGATCGCCGTCAAGTCGGCCGATGCCGAGGCCACCGACAAGATGACCGCCGCCGAGCAGCAGGCAGTCAAGGTGCGCCAGCAACTTGAAGCCGGCACCCTGAAGGCCACCGCTGCGCAGCGCGCGACCATCGAGGCGCGCTTCTCCAGCCTGGCCGCGCTCGAGCGCGAGATCGCCGCCCACAAGGAATTTTCCGACGCGCTCAAGAAGCAGGAAGAAGCGAACGTCAAGTCCAACCAGGCGATGCTCGAGCAGATCGCTGCCGCCGAAAAGGCGACCGAGCTTTACGGCCTGACCGAAAGCCAGATCAGCGTCGTCGAGCAGGCGCGCTTGCGTGACGCCATTGCCATCGCCGCCGAAAATGGCGCCAGCGAGGAGCAGATCGCCTTCCTGGAAAAGGAACTCGCCCTGCGCGGCCGCGTCAGCGATGCGCTGATCGCCAAGGACACCAAGAAAAACGACATCGAGGACGCGAAGAAAACCGCCGAAGGTGTGACCGACACCTGGACGGAGTTCTCGAAGCAGGCGGCGCACAATATCCAGGATGCGATGAGTGACTTTTTCATTAACCCGACCAAGGACGGCATGGAAAGCATCGGCGAGTCCTTCGGCAAGATGGTGCAGAAGATGATCGCCCAGGCCGCCGCCGCCCAGCTCGGAAAGCTGCTGTTCGGCGACATGGGCAAATCGGGCGAGGTCACCGGCCTCGTCGGCGATCTGTTCAAGGGCGCGTCCAGCTTTGACTGGAAGTCGATTTTCAGCTTCGCCAACGGCGGCATCATGACCAGTGCCGGCGCGCTGCCGCTGCATAAATACGCGATGGGCGGGGTCGCCAATTCGCCGCAGCTCGCCATGTTCGGCGAGGGCCGCACGCCGGAAGCCTACGTGCCGCTGCCCGATGGCCGGCGCATTCCGGTGCACATGCAGGGCGGGCAGGGCGGCATGAACATCGTCCAGCACATCAACATTGACGGCAACGCCGACCGCGCAGATGTCAAGCGCGCCGCCGCCTCGGGCGCCCGCTCGGTGCTGGCGCTGCAGAACGGAGCCCGCCGCTATGGCTGATTTCCTCGAAGAACGCATCTCCGACCTGATCCGTTACGGCAGCACCTGGGCCGAGGATTTCGAGGTCAACGTGGTGACGACCTCGGGCGGGCAGGAATACCGCAGCCTGACGCACCCGTTCCCGGTGCGCCGCTTCGACATCTCTTACCTGCTGAGCCGAGACGACCTGCGGACCACCCTGCTCGCCACCTACCAGCGCGCCCACGGCCGCTTTGCCGGCTTCCGCGCGCGCTGCTTCGACGAGTGGTCTTCGAACGGCGTCATCGGCACGCCGACCGCCTTCGACCAGCCCTTGCTGCTGGTGTCGGCCGGTGTCTACCAGTTGATCAAGCAGTACGGCACCAACGGCACCGCCGGTGCCACCGGCTACCCGTACCGCGTCATCAAGAAGCCGGTCGCCGGCACGGTGCTGGTCGGCATCGGCAGCACGGCGATCCGCAGCGCCGACTGGTCGGTCGCCACCACCACCGGCGTCGTCACCTTCGCCGCAGATGTGACCGCCTCGATCAGCAGCATCGGCCAGAGCAACCCGGCGGTGCTGACGGTCGGCACGCACGGCTTCACGACCGGCATGGCGGTGCACATCAGCGGGGTCAATGGCATGACCCAGATCAACGGCCAGCGCGCCCTGATTACCGCCTATGACGCAACCCACATCACGGTGGCGATCAATTCGAGCGCCTATTCGACATACACCAGCGGCGGCGTGGTGCATACCCGCCCGCAGGCCGGCGAGGTGCCGAGCGCCGGTTTCGAGTTCGACTTCCCGGTCCGTTTTGATTCCTCGCTGCCCATCGGCCAGGAACACCCGAACCACCGCACGGCGGAAGCGTCGCTGATCGAGCTGCTCAACCCATGAAAGCCACCGTTTCCCCCTACCAGACGACGGCGATCTGCCTGCGCATCGTCTGCGAAAACGGCACGACGGTACGCCTGACGCGCTACCCGTTCGACCTGGTGATGTCGAATGCAACAGTCTATCTTGCCGACAACGCCTATGACTTCTCCAGCGTCATCAGCGAAACCTCGTTCGCTGCCTCGTCCATCGACCTGGAAGGATTCGTCGGCGTGTCGAATATCACCCGCGACCAGATCGCCTCGGGCCTGTTTGATGGGGCCCGGTGTTACTTGTTCGCCACGTCCTTCCTCGCGCCGGTCGAGGACTATGAACCGATGATGGCCTCCATCCTTGGCAAGACCACCATCGAGGATGACCGCTTCCGCATCGAGGACATGAGCCTGGTCGATCTGCTCAACCAGACGGTCGGCGAATCACATGCGGCGGCATGCAGAAAGTCCCTCGGTGGTCAGGAGTTTGGTGGCTGCAAGGTCGATTTAGGCCCGCTTACAGTGTCCGGTTCAATTACTTCGATTGGGTCGTCGCTTGCTTTTACGGATTCAAGCCGCAGCGAAGCCGCCGATTATTTCGGATGGGGGATGGTCACTTTCACCAGCGGCGCGAACGCTGGCCTGCGCCCGTTGAAGATACGCGATTACAGCGCCGGCACCTTTACCCTCTACGAGCCTCCCTATTATGCACTGACCGCCGGGGTAACTTATTCGGCTATCCCTGGGTGTAGAAAACGTCTTGAAGATTGCCGTGACAAGTTCGGAAATCATCTGCGTTTCGGCGGCGAGTCTTACATTCCGATGCAGAGCGTCGTGCGGAATGTCGGGAAAAGCGCATGATAGCCGCCGACATCATCACAGCCGCCAGATCGGCGCTCGGCGTCAGGTTTCGCCACCAGGGGCGCACCATGAGCGGCATGGACTGCGCGGGGCTGGTCGTTTATGTGGCGCAGTCGCTCGGCCTGGAATATGCCGACCATGACGGCTATGCGCGGCAACCGTCTGGCGGCTTGCTGGAATCGGCCCTCGATGTCCAGCCCTGTCTTGAGCGCGTAAAAGGCCCGCCGCAGGCGGCGGATGTGCTGCTCATGAAGTTTGACGGCGATCCGCAGCATCTCGGCATCTATACCGGTAGCAGCCTGATCCACGCCTGGGCGCTGGCCCGCAAGGTTTGCGAACATGGCTTTACCGATCCGTGGCCAGGCCGCGTCGTGCGCGTCTATCGCTTCAAGGGAATCGAGTCATGAGCAGCGCTGGTCAAATAATCGGTGGGGTTGCGGGTGCCGTTGTTGGATTCTTTGCTGGCGGAAACGTGGCGCTCGGCGCATCCATCGGCATGGCAATCGGCGGCGCAATCGACCCGCCAAAAGGCCCGAAGATCGAAGGCCCGCGCCTCGATGATCTTTCTTTTCAGTCTTCCTCGCTCGGCACCCCGCTCGGCCGTGCCTATGGCGGGCCAATTCCGGTGACGGGTAACATCATCTGGCTTGAGGGCGATAAATACGCGGAAATCACAACCACGGAAACGCAAGGCGGAAAAGGCGGCGGAGGTGGTGGTCAGGAAGTAAAAACGCATGCCTATTACGCCACCTTCGCTGTGTCGTTGCTTCAGATTCCAGACGCCAATAGCATCGCATCGCTGGCCCGCCTGTGGATCGGTTCGAATCTGGTTTATGACGCGCAATCGGATAATCTTGATAGCGTGATCGCCAGCCAGTTCGAGCAGGGGGTTAATTTCACATTCTACAGTGGCGCTGATGACCAGCTTCCGAATCCACGATGGCAGGCTGACAAGGGGATAAACAACGTCTCTGCGCGCCCAGGCAAGTGCTATATCGTCATCGAAGACCTGAACCTTACGGAAAAATACTCGAATTCATTGCAAGTGGCGCAGGTCAAGGCGGAGATCATTATCTCTGCCGTTCCTGAAATTCAAAACGAAACGCTTGCAAGCATCCCCACGGATGATGTGAGCGGCATTAGTTATCCAATGTTCGAGGCAACCACCTCGGCTTCCGGTAGTGATTATGTCGTTCTAGAACGGCTTAATTTCAATCTGGCTCCGCAAGCAATCCGCTTTGGACGTATTGAATACCCGTATTCAAATGAATTTACCCTGGTCCAGGTCGCCGCATTAAATTGGGGTTACACCTATCGCGGATATAAGACCGTGCAGGCTGACGAGCGGCTTTTTCTGACCGCGCAAACGCAATACACGGGCTATTATTTTCCGTGGTTCCGGTTGTTTTCTCCGGCCGGTCTTGTCGCTTCGTCTGAGCGTTACATCGAGCAGGATAATTTGGTCTGGGCCGCGCTTGGTTATGTGATTTTCGACAAGGGCGAAATCATTATGACCGCCCAGGCGGATACCACTGGCAAGGTTCAGAAAATAAGCGTTGACAATGGCTTGCTCGGGGCGTCCGCTACCTATCCATATATTGGGTGGGTCGGCGCCTCGGAAAATTACGTGTTTGTGGTGACAGAAACAAACGTAAATTACTCGCCCAAGGTATTGAGGTTAAACCGGCTCGATCTGACGCTCGACGCGACTTACTCGCTGACGCTTGATGTCATCGCCGTGGGCGCGATTCAGGTGGTCGACGACAACACGTTTTATATCGCCGGAAGCGGCGGCGGTGGGTGGAACACGACGATTTACAAGGTGGTCAACGGGTCAATTGTTAGATACTGGAAAAACATATTCCCGGCCGCGTATCACGAATGCTCTTTCAAGGTGTTTGAGGATGATCCGCTTTACGCTGTGGCGATGGATCAGGCGGCGACAACCTATGACTACAAATTGGCGCATACGGTCACGCCGTCACAGCCTGCAAAGCTGCATGACATCATCACCGCCGAATGTTCGATGGCGGGAATTTCATCCGGCAACCTTGACCTGTCCGGGCTGGTCAATGACGACGTGCGCGGTTATCGAATCGGCAATCGCGCATCGGTTCGTTCTGCGC